AGTTTGCTCCTGCCATAACGTGAAGAAGCAATGACCTGGTGGTCCGTGACTTCCCTACGCTGGCATTATCCAGATCAGGTGATACGGGTATTTCTTACTAATTTTTGTTATCAGTTGATAATTAATAAGTTTTTCAGCATACAAGAATTAAAAACCTCAAAACTGACCACACAACTGACCACACATTTTGTTGAAGCTCTACGAACAACGACGAACAATAACAAACAAAAGGGAAATTTGCTGGCAGTTTTGCTTAACCGTTATCATTTTTCGGCTATCCGTTATCAAGCTGGTGGATGATTACGGATAACCCGTTATGGAGATCCCCATATCGGCATCATGCCCACCAGCATGAAGTATTTTTCGCGGGTGTAAAAATTTGACGGGGCGGACAGTTCCATAAGTAATGGGTTGCAGGAATTTCGATCCCCATCCTGAATGCAATTTTTCGTATATATATATATACAAAACAGCGCGGGTTATGCGGGTTAGCGGGTTATCTTCGCGTGCTAAGCATTTTTTACTCTTTAATATCAATACGTTAAAAAACAACGTATTTAAATATCAGCCAGAGTGTAACCCGCAAGACATTCAAAATAACCCGCAAACACCCCTCAAAAAACCCGCAAAAACATCCCTGAAAGTGGGTGCCGGTAATACTGAAAATTTATTCCATTAAATGAGCATTGTCCTCTCTCATCCATTCCGTTACACACCATCAAACGCCGCAAGCCGCTCTTTGTGGCTGTCGCTCATATCAAATGCAAATTCCTCATGCTCTGCCTGGAATGTGCCAAACGCCATCAGCGCCGCAACGCTCGGGTCTATCTTGTTGGATGATTTTTTCTTGTTCGGCTTGATATTGGCGTTCGCGTCACTCTGCATCACAACATTACTCATTGACCAGGCCAGCACCGGATCACCACGATGCACAATCACCTTCCGGTTAACAAAAACTTCGAACGATTTCGCCGCCGGACTGAAACGAAGGTATGTTTGCGGGAACGGCTCCACCTCAAATCCTGCCCCCTGTAGCTGCGTCCTCAGGTGCGTGGCGTTCCATGTATCGAAGCCCACCAGCCTGATATTGAAATTCTCTGCATCCGCCATGATGTCATCACGGATACGGTCATAATCAATGCAGTCACCCGGTGTTGTGCGTATCCAGCCCGCCTTTACCCACTGGCGATAGATGGCGCGGTTTTTATTGGCGGGGTTCTGTAGCTGAAATTCCGGCAGATAGTGACGGGAAACCAGCATAATCTTTTTACCGACCGGAAAGGCATAGCACACGCTGGAAATATCGCTGGTTGATGATAAGTCCAGCCCCGCGTAGCACTCCTGCCCGTATAAATCCGCCTCCGCGAACGTTCCGGCGCACTCCGCCCATGCACCGTTACCCATCCACGGCGTAGCCCCCTGACACCAGATATTGAATCGCTTGGTGAGCATTTCCACCCACTGCGACGGAATACCCCGCGCTTTCTGGATGGTTGAGGCCAGTTTTTCACGATCGACGGAAACATCGATATTTGGATTCGCCTTTATCCACATCGCCGGATCGTCAACCTCGCTTTCATCATCCAGCTCGTAAATCAGAACGAACATGGATTCGTTCATCTCTTCACCATCCAGTATCTGACAGCAATAGTCATAGTGTTGTTTACAGGCTGAAACAACGTTGCTCCCCGATGTGGTGATGGCAAATAACAGCCCCTCCGGACGCGCCCCCATCCCCATATCAAGTGCGGAATAAACCCCGTTGTCTGGGTGCAGGTGATATTCATCCACAATGGCAAGACTCGGGTTTGTCCCCTCAATGGTTGCCGCTTTTGCTGCCAGTGGCTTTAACAGGCTGTTGGTTTTCGGGTGTATCACCTTATGCGCCTGAATATTCACCCGCCTGCGTAACGGTCGGGATAAAAGGCACATCTGACGCGCATCATCAAAGACGATCCGCGCCTGGTCACGGCTCACCGCTGCGGTGTAGATATCCTGCTGACCGTTCTCCATAATCAAAAACCAGTTAGCCAGAATCGCGGCGGTCGTGGATTTCGCATTTTTGCGCGGCACTTCGATAAAGGCGCTCGTGTATTTGCGCCGTCCGGTGGCCTTAACCTTAAAGCCGAGGATGCACGCAAAGGCGAACTGCTGCCACGGCTCCAGCTCAATGGGTCTGCCACGCATCGGCCCTTTTACGTGCGGGCACACCCTGGAAAAGGCAATAAACCGCTCCACAACCTCACGATCGAACGTGTAAAGGGGGCTTTCAAGGTCCGAAAAGTACCGTTTAACGGCCTGTTTCAGCCGTTTACAGGCCGGAATTTTGCCCGTTTTTACGTCTTCTGCGTACTTATTCCAGGCGGTCAAGCTCGTCCTCTTCTTCTGTTTCCGGTGGATTTTTACGGCGGCTTATCGGGTCAAAACCGAGCAAGGAGGCCATTTTTATCATCACTCTTTCAGCGTCGGATTTTGCGCTTAATGCGGGGTTTCTGCTCTCGCCGCCCTGACTGTTAACAATGCTGAACCCGCGCGCCGCAAGGTCTGCGACGGCTTTCCGGTAAATGGAGTAGTTGACACAATACAGTTCCAGATTGCTCCAGTCGGCGGGGGTCAGGTCTCCCCGTTCCGCAAGCTGCCGCGATTTTTCCCGCCACTGCTTCACGGCGATATCATCCAGGTAGGCGGGGGCTTTCGGTGGTCTTGCCATGCTTATTTTTCGTCAGATTATTTTTCAAAAAATTCCCGTGCATAAAAATTTGAGGAGGTGGTCGGTGTCCGGCAGGGACGGTTTCGTCCTGAAAACCTCCCCCACCCCCTCTGACGACTTCACCAGCGATTGCGAAAACATTCCATGACCTCGCGGTCACGGTCGGTTAATCGCTTCGCTGTGGTGCGTTCTATGCGTCCTGTCCTGTTGGCTTTGTGCCCTGTCTCCTGTGTCTTCCATAAGTCACGCTGCCTTATCAGTCCACGTATCAGCCTGTTTTGCTCCTGTTCAGTCATCATCGCCATACATCCAGTCGTTACGATGTGCCGCCCGTTCTTCCTGCTCGCGATACATGCCCGCCTTACGGTTCGCTTTCGTGGCTGGATCTTCCCGTGTCGTCTTACGGTTGTGGCACGTCTGGCACAATGCCTGATGGTTCCACTCAGGCCAGAAGAGAACATCACCACCGCCATTGATGGGGATAATGTGATCCACCACAAAGGCTGGCGTATAAATACCCTCAGCCAGACAACGCACACATAACGGATTTTTTTTCAGGTACAGGGCGCGATATTTGTCCCACTGTCGGGAATACCCGCGCGCGCGGCGGTGTCCTCGTCTGGCATCCTCTGCACGCCATGCCGCCCGCCTGTGCTCCTCACACTTGCCGGACTTCACGCGCCTGTTACAGCCTGGTTCTGTGCATCGTCTTAATGGTTGCCACGGCATCAGTACACCCCCACATCACGATAAACCGACCAGAGCGCGGAAATCGTCAGGGGAATTTCTTTTGTATCTGTATCGCCAAGCGTTGTCCGGTACTCGTACAGTTGCGAGATGTACATCAGGCAGCCAATTTTTATTGCAGGGGTAAATTCCAGGCCATCATCAAAACGCCTACCAATATGTTTCTGACATACCTCCAGCGCCGCGCTTATGTATGCCTGAATCAGTGTGTCTTCTGTGTTACCGTCTATGCGGCAGTGAAGTTTGGCTTCTTCCAGGGTTATTTTTTCTGCTGTCATTTTTCTGTACCCACCTTTGCCAGAATTTCCAGCCGGGTTCTTTTCGCATCAGGTAAGGGGATCCCGATGATATTAAGCATGCTCCCGGCAAAAGCACCGGTAAGCACTTTCAGTCGACTGGCGGCGGATATGTCGCCACGATAGCGAACCCATACCCGAATCGTTGCAGGTGCGGTTTCTGCGCCTGCGGTCAGTAATTCCCGTCCGCTGATCCCCTTGACCTCTGCCCAGATGGTTTCCCCTTCCGTCCATATCTGCCGGATCGCTCCTGACGGCAGGCGCTGCGTGATAAATGTCATAATCGTCACCCGGTCCCGCATATTTCCGGCTATCATTCGTCACCGCCCTGACTGTTCTTGCTGATTGTCACTTCCTGCTTCCATGCCTGGCTGAACTCGTCGCCACCTTCACGCGGCGGCATTCCCTCACGCTCACGGGCTTCGTTCGGATTCATGATCCCGTTCTTAATCCCTTTCTCATACGTGGCGTAACGTTCGGTAGGGGTGGCGCGTAATAAATCAGCTGAATCAAACTCAACCAAATAACGGGTACCGGGTACGGGAGAAGCCACCAGCAAAGCGGCCTTGATTTGCTGTTCGAAGTTCGCCAGCCACGGGCGCATTGTCATGGTCAGAAACGCGCGGCTTGCCTCGCTGAAATTGCTGTAGGTGCTGTTGCTGTATTCCTGCAGAAAAATAGGCGATACGTTGAACATCCGGGCGATGTCTTCAATGGAGAAGCGACGGGAGGCCAGCCATTCCGCATCCTGGTTACTCATTCCCAGTTGCTTGTAATCCATGCCCCCTTCAAGGATTGGCGTTTTTCCGGCATTTTTCGCCCCCTTGTAGCGTTCCAGAGCATCCAATGCCTGTTTACCTTTCACGCCGTCCAGCCATTCGCCTGACGTGATAATCCCTGCCGCCATCATGCCATCTTTCATAATGCTGGCTCCGTGGCGCTGTTGAGCAAGGCCAAGCCCAAGTGCCTCACGGCAAATCGTGACAGGGGAGCGCCCCAGAAAGCCATCATCCGAGGCATAGCGGAGATGCAGAACTTCTTCCTGTAAATACGTGCGCACCGTTCCTGTATAGGGTTCGGTGATGGTATAGCGGTATTTGTGTGCGCCTGTGCGTTCCGGTACAACACAACCCGGTGCATAAGGATGAAGTGATTTTGGCTGACCGTCCCGCCCCCACTCAATAACCGCATAGGCGTTACCGTTCAGCAGGCAGTGACGCATCATTGTGCGTTTAAACTGGTAAGGTGTCTGGCACGAATTAGGCTGCTCATTCAGCAGAATATCTACCGGATGACTGTCCAGCCATTCCCGCGCCTCCCTGCCCTTGTCATTACGTACCAGATACAGATAACAAGGCATCGTGGCCACCGCCTCAGCGATGACAGAAACCGCGTTCATCACTGCAGGCAATGATTCAGCCGTCCCGGCAGAAACATATTCTCCGGATCCGGTATTCGGTACGCCGGCCAGCGCCAGAAAATCATCAATGGACAGGTTACGTTGCTCACTTTTTTTACGACTAAAAGGCCACCACATATCACAACCCCGCCAGCTCTGCCCAGCGATGACGATTATTTCCTGCCGGGCGTAATTCAGGGTGCAGTGCAAACAACGAACGGTGGGCAATCTCCACGCCAGATTCTGGATAAGCAGGCATCGACGTTATCGTGATTTCACGGAGTTCTGCGGCGGTAACAGTGCGCAGATACGGTTTTTGCGCGATATTCCACTCCTCGCATAATGCGCGAAAGCCAAAGCTCATTCCTGTAATGTCGCCCCGCTCCACCAGCGTAAGCACATCTTTCCCAAGCTGGGTATCCGGCGGTGTCAGTTCAAAACGTAACCCGGTGTTATCCTCAGTCAGTACCAGAGTGCCGGATTTGGTACGCCCCAGCAGTCGGGTACAGTCATGCTCATACAGGCAGCGCACATCATTACCCGCAGCCAGATAGTCAGCAAAAGCCCCCGGCGTGAACTGTTCGCGGAACTCATCCCAGATAATTTCTGAAAGGCTGTTCCAGCGAACGGCATACCCCACCAGCTTTTTATTGCTGGCGGTCAGTTCAGATGTGCGGATTTCAAAATCGGTGTTTTTCATCGGTGTACTCCATAAAGCTGAAAAAGGAGGCCGCAGCCTCCTCCTTACTCATGACTAGCCAGCTTTCATTTCCAGAATTTTGATGGCGTTTGAATCCACCACACCACCGCCCAGATATTTATCCGTGTGGACCTTGTAGAATCCGGGTTCAGTAATGTTGTCCGGTCGGGTGCGAATACCCGTTACATGATCAACGATGAAATAACCACGACTGAAATCACCAACCGCGAGCGGTGCTTTTCCTGCGCCGATGTCCGGCATGGACTCCAGGCAGTAAACAGGACGACCAAGCAACATATCCGGCGCACCTTCTTTAAGGCTGTCGCGCCAGATATAATCTCCATTCTCATTTTTCAGCTTCTGTAGTGTCCCTGCCGTGCCCGAGTTCATCACCCAGACGGCATTTTTGCGGTATTTCGCTTTCAGCTTGTAGAGAATGTCGATCAGTTCGTCCGCTGTAATGGAGGTTCCACTTGCCGCTACCATTTTTTCAATGGTGCCAAAAGCGCGGGTTTTGTCACTGGTCGCTGCACGGGTGTAAGCCATGAAGCCTTTCGGCTTGCCGTTACCGTCGCCATTAACAAAATCATCCTCTTCGGTGCTGGCGAACGTGTCGGCAATTTCGGAGGATAACCAGCCCAGAATATCCACCTCTGAAAAATCCAGGATTTCCTGCGTGGTTTTCGGGTAGGCGTAGATCGGATTCAGCTTGATGGTTACGCGTTCAATTTTCGGGGTGTTGGTTTCGCTGCGCGCGCTGCCTTCTGTGCCTCGTCCTACAGTTGCGCCGCCAGTGGAAACCAGTTTCTGAAACTCATTTGATTTTGCGGTCTTCACGGTCGCGATCACGCGCATAACACTGTCATCCTGTAGCTGGCGCATGACTTCGCGATCAAGCTCAGGAATTACGGTATATCCGCCATCCCTGCCGCTGTCAGTGCTGGTGGACAGTGATCGCACATCTCCGGTTACGATGTAGTTACGCAATTCATCAGATGATAATTTCTGGATGCCCGTTCCTGGCTTGCTGCGTTCTTCATCAGCCACAGACTCGAGGCGGGAAATTTCTGTGTCGAGGGAATCGGCTTTTGCACGCAGTTCATCAAACTGTTTGCCCTCGTCATCGTTCAGGCTGCGGTTTTCACTGTCGGCTTTTTCCAGCAGGGATCGCATCTGGTTTTTCAGGGCGGTTTTTTGCTGGCGGAGTTCGATTAATTTCTTCATGAAGGTTTTCTCGTATTGGTTAAGATTCAGGACGTGAAACCAACACGGAGGGAGCGCCGCCCGACACTCTCAGCATCTCGCAGATCAACCCGGCATCGCGCAGGGGGTCAGGCGGCATTGTGGCGGCTCACGTCTGAGTGCCACACGCCAACATATACATAAAAATCAGTATGTAAACATCAGCCAGAATCACCGAACAATCTGGAACAACCGCGAACAAATAATTTACAAAACCTGAAAAAAGACCCGGGAAAAATCCGGGCCTTTATCGCTTTACTGTTTCACGGGATCGCGCATTCTGCGCCTTATTTTCCACAAATATTCGATCATCGCTTCCACCTGCTCACGGTTGGTTGCGAAAATTTCCCCGGTCAGTGAGCTGCGCAGAAAATCATGATGATCCACAACAAACAACGCATCGGAAGAAAGCAGACGGCGATATTTTTTTGCTGTCGTGGTTTCCAGATCATCAAAACCATGAAACTTTTTATGTTGCTGAACTTCTTCAAATGTCACAGGCATGTTTCCTCCTGCTACCACGATACCAGAAACAGTTAACAACCGTTATCAATTATCCCTTTTTTTCGGGTAGTTCCTGAACATCTCACCGCCAGGTTTCTGTAAGCCCATCCCGGTATGTGTGCGGTTTATGGCCTCTTTCAGTATTCCGAAATTATCCGGTATGACTGGTTGGCGCGCTGCCTTACGGATACATTCCGCGCGACGCTTTGCCACCTGTTCGCGCTCCTTGTCAGTGCTCACCAGCCACATAACATCAGCCCAACGTGCCGCTGCTCTCCGGTACAGCCCTTTAGCCTCCAGTTCTTCCGCTTTGCTGTCTTTAATCATGCTGTACCTCACTGCTTAAAACGGTATCCCGTCCCCGTACGGGTCATCGTGCTGGCTTGTCTGTTGTTTTGCCCTGTTCAGTGCGTCAGTGTCCTGGCCCTGTTGACCTTTTTTGCCGCCCGGTCGCGCCGTTCGCGCACTGATTACGCTGTCTGCAATAACCTGCCAGCCCTGCCGCGTTTCCCCGTTCTGGCCTGTCCACTGGCTCACCTGCATTGTGCCGGATACGCTGGCAACATCGCCTTTGTGGTGTTTAGCCAGGAAGTCAGCCTGTTTGCCAAATGCGATGACCGACAACCACAACGTCGCCTGTCCGTCCTGTGCCTGACTGCATGGCAGTGATACCGCCATACGCGCCAGCGTCATCGGTGTGCCCTTGCTGGTCTGTTTTACCTGCGGGTCGTCCACCAGCCGCCCGTAAGCGGCTATCTGTGCTGTCATGATTCCACCTCTCCGGTTTTAACGTTGATGGTTGTTACCTGTTCTGCTTCTGCGATCTCCCGTTCTGTCAGCGTGGCAAAGTTTGCCGCTGCTGTGGTCATGAATGCGCTTATCAGGTCGGGATGTGCTTTCGCGTATCCTTCCCCCGTGTTGCGGTCGATGATTTTTATCGCCACTCTCAGCCAGTGCTCTGTAAGGTCAATGGCGCGGTTATGCTGCTTCTTCTGATTATTAAGTTTTCCTGATGTGCGCATTTTTATTTTTACCCCCTCGTTTAAAAAGTTTTGAGTTGTGCCTCCCCCCCTCTACCCATCTACCCGAATGCTCATCATGTCAGTAATGGCGCGGCTTTCAGCGGGTAGATAGCTTTTTTGGCTCCTCTACCTGCCGTCTACCCTGCTACCTGAAACTGATAAAATCAGGTAGAAGAGGTAGAGAGCTTTTATTAGCCTTCTACCTGGCCCTCTACCTACTTATCATGTTGAATAATATGCGTTTATTTCATTCAGGTAGATGGGGTAGAGGGCTTTTACAAAAAATTATAAAAACGCGTCGCAATCGTCTGTTGTAATTGCGTTGGTCTGCGTTACTCCCTTAACTTTTCGCGTAATATATTCATGTCCGTAAACTTTCGCCGCTGGCTTCATGGCCTTGCTGAACTCAGCCACGTTTAGCGGTTTGCTCCTGCCTGCGTATGCCATAAACGCCAGATAGACGCGGTAAAGGCTGTTTCTGGTCGTGTACCTGGAAGAGTCACCGCCGCCGCCCATCATCAGGCCGCGTGCTTCTTCCAGAAAGTTAAGGAACTGGCAAAACTCAATAACCGGATCCGTCTGTTGCTTTATTGCCAGTGCTTCATCACCGTCACGCTGTTCCAGTAGTAAAGCCCGTGCCTTCTCAGGGTCGGTAAAGTTCGCCAGCAATCGGCGGATAATGACAGGGATTTCAGCCGCGATCTTTTCCGGTAGCTCCCTGTCTTTTTCGGCCTCACTGACGATATTGTCGAAACGGAAAATCACGCGACGACGTGCCACACCTCCGGCCCGTTCGGTGAATATCATCGGGTTATTATTGGTTGCCAGCACAACCGCCCTGATTACCGCTGTGAAACGCTTTTCATATTTCGGGTTGATTTCCACGGGGTCGCCGCCCGTGATTTTCTTGATGCCCGTGCCTTCGCCTGTATATTTCGGCTGGTCTGCCAGGACGATAAGACGACTCCCGACAACCTGCGCACGTCCACCAGCATCATCAAGCGATGTCATTTCAGCGCTTACCGTGTTTTGTTTCCCTGCCAGAAGGCTGGCTATGTGTGTGAATGTACTTTTACCGCTCCCGCCGTCTCCGGTGGCCTCAATAAACATCTGCCAGTCGTACCGGTTCGCCATAATCATGTACAGCGCGGCACATATACGCATCATCTTGCGCGGGTCTTTTCCGGCTGCGTGCTCAAGCCATTTATGAAAGTTTGGCGCGTTGTCGCGGATGTTCTCCCCTGGTGCTGCTGGCGTGTACTCAATGCCGTTGTGCGTGGTGATCCAGTTCTCCGGCGTGTGCGGGGAAAATTCCCCCGTTTTCAGGTCAAGCGCACCATTGGCGAACGGCAGCAAATCGCCGGACGGCTCGCCCATTGGTTCGGCAATAACTTTTAACGCTTCCACGGCGTTATTGATTACGCGCTTGCTGAAAGTGGCCCTGTGCTCTGAATAGATCGCCACCATTTCGCGGCTAAGTTCCATTGTGCTGACCGGACACCATACCCCGCCGCGCCATACGTGAACGATTTCACTTTCAGGATGTACGCAAACGCCATCAAAGCGATCGGCAAGCAGCTGCGCGCGCTCACTGTCCGCCATCTGCGAAAGTTGCGCCTTTTGCTTTACCGGAAGCTCAATAACCAGACCATCAGAAAGATTCTGGCGTTCACGGGCCAGATATTCGCGCCAGTTCTGCACCTCCTGGCCGTGCATACCCTCAGGATAAAAATTTGCATCCTGTACGCCTGCCGCCGCCAGCTTCTGACCAATCGCCTTTATCATTACAGGCGCAAGATATCCGGCCCTGTATATGCGTGCTGATTTTCGGCCTTCCGGCACAATTTGCAGATTATCCAGTTCGGATAGCTGCTGCTCCCCAAGCCACACAGGAGGCTCATTATCTCCGGCCATACGCGCATCATGTTCCTGCCATTGTTTCGCGTGTGACCAGGCATCACTACCCGCAAAAATAATGACTTCTGTTTCTTTGTGTTTTATGCCGCGTGACTGCTGTTTTACGTTCGGTGCCAGTTTCATTTTTTACCCCTGAATCCGTTAATCATGGTTTTCAGCTTCTGGATGTTTGCCCGTGCCCTGGCGTTGCTGGTGGGCACGTTATGCGGCGCGGTCTGTACCAGAGAAAAATCACGCCGGAACTGATAAACAGGCATCACGCAATCATATTCGTAGCCTTCACGACGGTAGGTTACGCGCCGTTCCTCCACGCCCTTAATCATTACCGTGCCGCCGTACTGGTCGCGGTAAATATCACCGCGCATGAATTTAGTGCGAGTTTTGCCACTGGCAGTTAAGCCAGAATATTTAAGTTTCATTATTTTTATTCTCCGGTGTGGGGCGCTTTATACTGGTCGTGTAATGTCTCTATTTCCTGCAACTCATTTATTACAGGCTCAAGAAGCGTTATTAATGCCGTGGCAATTCTTGATTTTTGTTTGTCGCGTTCATTGTCGCCAAGTGTTTCAAGCCATATGCGCAATATTTCCAGCATGTTTTCACTGTGAGAAAGTGCAAGAAATGCGCGGTCTATTGTTTCGTGGTAAATATCACGCATATTAATCCCCGTCCGTCGTTTTTCTTAAAATAACCTCTGTCACGAAATCAGCATAATCGGCGGCGATATTCAGTACATCAAGCCCCGTTGATTTATATTCTCTCGTGGAAAGTAAGAAAAAAGCCGCTCTAATAAGTTCTGGCATTGACGAAAGCGCATCAGCCGCATCATCAGGAACGCCGGGAAATTCCTGTTTCAGGGCATTAAAACGATCATCACGCATAACCCCCCCATTTTCACAATCAGCAATCAGGATGGCTTTAGCCTCATTCAGTGCCATATCAGCACTAAGTTGCATAACAGCCAGTGAGTGAGGAACGAAAGCCCCGGCATATTCTGTTTCACTGGTGGCGTGCTTATGCGCCCTGTCCGCGATAACAGAAATATCAATCAGCGCATCAATCAGTGTTTTGATTGCTTCGGCGGCTGCGTCCGGACGGGTGTTATTGCACATGGCGCACCCCCTGACGAATACGGGCAGTAAATACCATCACGCAGCCAGCCGGGGATTGCTGGCGTGCTTCCTGTTCGCTGGTGGCCTCAATGTGAATCACGCGCGGTTGTGCGGTGCTCAGGGCAATAAAACGCCAGATGTATTTATTCAGGTTGTGTGAGTCCCGCCCTTGCGGGTGTGTGGTATGATTTCTCAT